TTAAACAGTAATGCAGCTGGTGAAGCATGTAGTTCAGTTGATATAGCTAGAGTGTGGTGGGCAACTGTTGGAATGAGTGTCAAAATTGATTTTGATGCTTCAGCCAATGTGTTAGCCATAAACCTTCCAGCTGATTCAACTGGTGATGAATACTATGACGACTTTACAGCTATTCCTAATAATGCTGCTGCTAGTGGCTTTACAGGGGATCTTGATTTTACAACTTTAGGACATGGTAGCGGTGATACCTATATGATAGTTTTAAAGCTAATTAAAAAATATGGGTAATTAATATGAGTATTTGGAAAAGATTGAATCAAAGTTTAGCTAGACCTACACCATTATCACCTACAGATCCAAGATTAGGGCATCATATGTTGCCTCCACAAACCCTACCATCAAGAGGAATAAAAAGATTCCAAAGAAGTGGATTGGGTAGTTTAGGAGACAGAATAAGAGATTATAAAGGTTTGGGGATGGGCAGAAGATTTCCACAAATGCCCATGCCACAACCATATATGCCACAACCTTCCTTGGCATTAAGAGAAGATAAAGAAGGGTGGAATATAGAAAGACCTAATCCTATGCCTATGCCTGATATAGAAATGCCTATGCCTATGCCTATGCCTAATATAGAAAGAACATGGTCGCCTTTGCCACCTGACACCTTGGCTCCAGTGCAACAATCTGGTGCAACAGTGGTTCCTAGAGATATGAATGCAGAGTATTTATCTTCTTTAGCTGAAGAAATGAGAAGAAGAGAAATGGAAGAAACAAGAAATGCTTTGGCTAGGCAAGAACCACTAGGTATGAGAGGTGGAGGAATAGCTAACTTAATACGTTATTATGGGAGGTAGTTAATGCCTACTGTTGGAAGAAAAAAATTTGCTTACACTAAAGCTGGTAAAAAGAAGGCAAGAGCTTATGCCAAAAAGACTGGCAGAAAAGTTAGGAGAAAATAAAACATGGCTACATCAGGTAGTAAAAACTTTGAACCAGATGTAGGTGAGTTTATTGAAGAAGCCTTTGAACGCTGTGGTATTGAATTACGCACAGGCTATGATTTAAAAACAGCCAGAAGAAGTCTTAATCTTATGTTAGCAGAATGGGCTAACAGGGGCTTAAATCAATGGACTATTGCACAGAAAACTGTTGCTATGGTCAAAGACACGACTGCTTACAACATAGATTCTACCAATGCAACAGCTCCTATTGATGTATTGGATGCTTTTATTAGAGAGACTGTAAGTGGTGAAGTAACAGATTTGCCCATGGCTAGAATTGGTAGGTCACAATATGCTGGTTTGGGTAATAAATCCACTACAGGCAAACCTTCTCAGTTTTACATAGATAAGCAACTAACTCCTACAGTTACTGTTTATCCAGCCCCAGATAAATCAAGCACTTACACTTTATATATGAATGTATTAACTAGAATGGATGATGCTGATGCTGGAGCTAACACTTTGGAAATGCCTTATCGTTTTTACCCTTGTTTAGCAGCTGGTTTAGCTTATTACATATCATTAAAAAAAGCCCCAGAAAGAACTGGTATGTTAAAACAACTTTATGAAGAAGAGTTTTTAAGGGCTATGTCACAAGATGAAGAAAGGGCATCATTTCATATTAGCCCAGATTTAAGAGGATATAATTCAGCATAATGGCTAATTTTGCTAGTGGTAAACACGCTTATGGAATCTGTGATATAACAGGTTTTCGTTATCGTTTGCAAGATATGAAAAAGACTTGGGATGGTCTATTGGTTGGACCTGACCAGTGGAGTGCTAAACATCCACAATTAGAACCTAGAAAAGCTCCAGATGACCCACAGGCTTTACAAAATCCTAGACCTGACACATCTGATGATGCAAATTTTTTTTCAGTTTATACTAATGTAGGGAAAGGTAAATTAGGCAAAACACTTGATACTTATGAGATTACTACAAGTGTTGGTTCTGTTACCATAACAACATCATGAGTTTTACATATAGCACATTAAAAACAGCAGTAGGTGATTATCTGGAGTGTGCAGAGACTACTTTTAATAATAACCTATCTACATTTATTAAAGAATCAGAAGACAGAATATTTAAGTTAGTTCAGTTACCTGAACAAAGAAAAAATGTTCAGGGAACAACCAGTGTGAGCAATCGGTTTTTAGGTTGTCCTACTGACTTTTTTGCTCCTATGAGCTTGGCTATTGTTAGTAGCGATACTTATTCTTATTTAGATTTAAAACACGCTTCTTTCCTTAAAGAATACAGTCCTACGACAACAGTAACAGGACAACCTAAATATTATTCTATCTACAGTCAAAGTTCTTTTGCTTTAGCACCTGTTCCTGATGCTGCTTATACTGTAGAATTACATTACTTATATAAACCAGCTTCAATAACAAGTGGTAGTGACAGTGGAACAACAGTGCTCTCAACAGATTATCCTGATGCACTTTTGTATGGTAGTTTGGTTGAAGGAGCTATTTTTCTTAAAGAAACCCCAGATGTTATTGCCAATTTTGAAGCACGATTCAAAGAGGCAATAATGAGAATGAAAAACTTATCAGAAGGTAGAGATACCAGAGATGAATACAGACACGACAGCCTCCGAACTGGAGTGTCGTAATGAAACCAATTAAATCACTCGAAGGCAAGCGAGTTGCCTTGTTAGGCTTGGGCATATCCCAAATAGATTTTGTTATTGGTATGGAAAATGGCAAAACATGGGATGAAGTATGGGGTATCAATTCAGCAGCTGGTGTGTTCAGTTGTGACAGACTATTTATGATGGATCCAGCCAGTCGTTTTTTTGATACTGATGATGCTGGAAAACAAACCACTGTATTGAGGCGAATATTACCAAAACTTAAAATACCAATTTACACCTGTGAGTTAGACCCCAGAGTTCCAAAAGCAGTGGAATATCCACTGGAGGAAGTGGCTAATTACAGCAAATGTGCTTATTTTAATAACACAGTAGCTTATGCTATAGGTTTTGCTTATTGGAATAAGTTATCTGGTATTGACCTTTTTGGCATAGATTTTTCATATTCACACGATTTACATTTTGCTGAAGCTGGTAGAGCTTGTGTGGAATTTTGGCTTTCAAAGTGTATGGAAAATGGCATGACTGTTGGAGTAAGCCCAAGGTCAACAGTGCTAGATTCTTGTGTAAATGCTGATGAAAGACTGTATGGTTATCATCGTTTAGCTGACCCTCCTATAGCAGTTCCACATGAAGATAAGTGGATTATTGCTTCACAAAGTAATATAAATAATGTCTTAGCAGAGAATAATATGACTTTATTAACTGAAGAAAAACCACCAGAACCTTATAAGGGATAATGTCTAATAAAAGTTTTATAGAACTGGGTCAAGTCAGTGTTCATACTACCCAAAACAAAGGACATGACCCTGAGTTTTGGGCTCAAGCAATTACAAAAAAAATATGTGATGTATCAGCTAATGCACCTGACCACATAAGACAACAGGCTTTAGCTTTTCAAAACCACATTTATACTATAATATTAAATGGAATGAAAAGTGCCATAGAATCTGATAGAGTAACTATAAGAGGACTTTTGAGCAGTCAAGGTCACGAAGATATGGCGAAAATTATTAAGGAGCTAAAGTAATGGCAATAACATCCGCAATTTGTAACAGCTTTAAACAGGAACTTTTAGTAGAAGGTCACAACCTAACGAATGGTGCAGATTCAATTAAATTGGCTTTGTATACCAGTTCAGCTACTTTAGGAGCTGGGTCTACAGTCTATGTAACAACAGGACAGTCAACAGGAACTAACTATTCCGCTGGAGGTCAAGCATTAACTAATGTAACCCCAGCTTTATCAGGAAGCACTGCTGTTTGTGATTTTGCTGACGAAACTTTCAGCACAGCTACAGTAACTGCCAGAGGTTGTTTGATATATAACTCAACCAATTCTAATAAAGCGTTATGTGCAATAGATTTTGGTGGAGATAAAACTTCAACAGCTGGTGATTTCACTGTGGTTTTTCCAAGTGCCACAGCCACAGGTGCAATTATTCGTTTGGCTTAATTAAGCAAGTCTGTGGTAAACTTTTCCTCAAGAGAGTTTACTTATGCCATTAGCTAAATTTAATTTTAAACCCGGTGTCAATAAAGAAGAAACTGAGTATTCAGCTGAAGGTGGCTGGGTTGATGCTAATTTAGTTAGATTTAGAAAAAGCAGAGTTGAAAAGATAGGAGGCTGGCTTAAAGCCTCAGCAGATTCTTTTCTTGGAACATGCAGAGCACTACACCAATGGCTTTCATTGGGAGGAACTCGTTTCCTTGGTTTAGGAACAACCTTAAAATATTATATAGAAGAAGGTGGTGTTTTTAATGATGTTACTCCTATTAGAAAAACCAGCACCAATTCGATAACTTTTTCTGCCACCAATGGGTCTAGCACAATCACTGCCACTGATTCCAGTCATGGAGCTCTTAAAAATGATTTTGTAACTTTATCAGGTGCTGTTAGTTTGGGTGGTAACATTACAGCTGCTGTTTTAAACCAAGAATATCAAATTCTTACAATTCCTTCAGCAAATACATATACTTTTACAGCCAAAAGCACTTCAGG